TTAATTTTATCAGCCATCTATATTCCTCAAACAATCGTTAAACCACCTTGGTTGGTTACGACAAGTGTTATGTTTTGATTTGCACCAGTTTCGGTTATTCTAAATTTCATCGAGATTGATACACGATTTGAATCTTCCTCAACATTAATAAGTATACCATCAATGATAATGTAGGGTAACCAAAATTTTATATCAGCCGTTAGGCTCGATTCCAATCTACTTTCTACATCATCGGTAATTTGTTCAAACAACAGCGAGTATACATCAGTACCAAATAGTGGTTGAAATGGTCTCTCACCTTTTCGTGTAAGAATTAAATTCTTTAAATTGGAAATGGCCTGTTCTTCGGTGGTGTATGATGATTTGAAAATAGGAGCGCCACCCAATGGCAGCATCACACCGATTGCAACATTCTTTCTTAAATCAAGAGGATGTATTTTATATTCAGGCCGTTGTCTTGACATTATTTACCCTTCTTCGCATTCATATGTTTCATCAATGCTGAATAATCTCGTGTTACTGCGTTTAAAACTGCTTGACCAGCTTCAGTTTGTTGAAGTTGTTGTGCTGATACTTGTCCACCATCAGCAGTTTGAAATGTTGATTGTTGTGTATTAATTCCACCACCCCAACCTTGTGCTTGTGATGCATTGAATACACCACCAGGCCCATTGATACTTTTCCACTCACCACCCTGTGCGGTTTCATTCAACAACTCATTTAGTGTTGAATTGTTAGTAAACGACTTTTTGGTTTCTTGTTTTGTCTCAAAGATGTGGTCTACATCAAGCGGGTCTTTCTCAACAACTTTTGGTTGTGATTGTTTTACTTCTTTAAGGATAGATTCACGAATGACTTTTTCTCGTTTGGTCACTTCCTTCTTCACTTCTTCCTTAACGATAAGTTGAATTGCTTTAATTAGTTTCTTTGTATCCATAGTAATAAATATATTTTATCTATAATTATCAGTTTATTTAATAATTAAATCCAGAATCCCACAGCACCACCTGTATAAGTTACTGTTCCTGTTTTAAACCAAAAATGTAATGCCGTTCCAAAGCTTTGCGCAAATACATCTTTAGATTGGGGTACTGCGAATATTGGTGTTACTATTGAGGTTGCTGGTACGGGTGGTGGGATTGATGCAAGGATAGTACCACTACCCTTTGCTACCATAATCCCAGCTAATGCCGACTTATATACATCTAATGCCGTACCAAGCGTTGGTGGTAGTGGTACAAGAAAATTGGATTTGTTAAGTGCTTCGATAAAAACACTATCAGCTGCCGTTTTTAATCCACCCGCCACAGGAGGTACTAATGTATTTGTATATATTGTAATTGCCTTTCCAATAGTATCACCAACACCATCGGAGTTTTCTGACATATTCTTTAGTGTTTGAACTAAAAGTGATTGTAGTAAAGGCATTTTTACCCAACTCCATTTTTAATTTTAGCTAAAATTTGGGCAACCTGTGGATGTGGTCCAGTTGGTCCCACTGCAGTTGGGAAAGTTCCTTGTGCTAAAGTTTCAATTGCAGATATTAATAAATCTATTGTAGTTTTATTTTTTGCGGTACTAAAACTTATATCTTTTTTTGAACTAAGAATGACATTATCATCTTTTGCATTTAATACAATTCTATCTGAATTAAGTATTATTTGCGGACTCTTATATGACATTGGTGGTAAAATACCTGTTGCTGCGTTTGATGCTAATGTTATCTTAACAGTTTGTTTATCAGTTAACCATATGGATGATGAATCTTTATCAATATCTTCTATAACATATTTGTTATAACCACGAGAGTCACCTGCACCATTCCTGATAATTGTGATTGGTGATTCGTCAGTTTGTGATTCCCAAGTTGGTTTTTGATTTGACTTAGCTTGCTTTGGCGTATAACCTAATCTAATAGATTGACCAAACCTTCCTTCAAAAATAACATCACCGGCAAATGGTTGTAATTGTGATAAATCAGTAACCTCTTTAAATTCTTTATTTTTCTTATCACCTGCAGCTGGGTTTGTAGATACCGATATACCGGCCCCTGCGGACGCATAATCACCACCTACTCCACTTGCTTCAAGCTGACCTGCATTCTCTAATATATTGTTATTTATATTTTTTTGTAATGCAAGTGGGGTGGTATAATAAAATGTAGTTCTACCAAATCCAATTCCAGAATTAAAATCAGATGGTCCCTTTTGTACCCCCACATATTCACCAACAACAGGAATATATTTTTCATGTATATTTAGTGGTGTTGCAAGAATGATTTGACTTGAAGAACCTTGTTTTAATAATGCCTGTATCGTGTATGGTCCATTATCAATTCCTTCAATTTTAGGTTCGTCTTCGTTTAAGTATACTTCAAGAACTTGTGCGAATTTCATTCATCATCTCCATCTTCTTTAGGTAAGTCTTTTTCAACTTCATCAATTGCATCCATTAATTGTCTTTTTTCTTCCTCAGAAAGAACAAATCCACCTGATTCAGCGGTTGTATTATCTTTCATCATTCGTTGAACGATTGCTGCAAGTTTAATTAGTGCATCGTCATTTCGTACAGAGATGTCGAGATATTCTTTAATCAAAGGCACAACAACTGCGGCCTGGTCAAGTGTTTTGACCATAGGTTCAAGTTGTGCAATTAACAACTTTATTTGTCGGTCTTTCTTTTTCTGATTCGAATAGATGTCTGACATCAAATCAGCAAACGACTTACCTTTAAAAACTTCATCGTCTTTAGTCATTGAATTCCTCCAATCGGTGTGTAATGCTCAATATGTCACCTTTCATATAGTCACTATATAGTTCAGCGTATATTAATTTTAATTTACCTACTACACGGGTTATATATTGGGTTTGAACATTAGTCCGCTCTCTAATAAGTATGTAGAGTGCCTTTTTGTTATATGAATATAAATTGTCTCGTGTTCTAAATAATTCGGCTAATGAATCGGCGATTTGTCGGTCCCTTTCCTTTTGAAACAAATTAAATACATTGTAGTCAATATATCTTACAAAATAGTCCATAAAGTCAGATAACATTTCTTTGTTTTGTTTATCATATACTTCATTTACTATGTTTCTACTATTGTCAATTGAGTCTACCTCATCACGAGATTTCATACGAGCATAATTTGCATTGTTCTCGTTAAATAGATAGTTTCTGGCAATTACCGTAAAATAAGAAAACGCTCTACCATTCTCACCTTTAAATTTATGAATTTTTTCATTTAAGAATGCAACGACATTCATCTTTACATCCTCATATGGTACATCAAAGTAATAAGTCTTGTAGGTATGAATTACATTCTCTGCGAGTTTGTCAAATGGATAATGAATAAAACGATTGTAAATTTTATTTTTCAATCGCTGGTCATCACACCGATTATATGCATTAATGGCAATTTCGGTTATAGATGTAAAATACCTTTTACTTCTCTTCTTGCGTGTCCGTGCCATAATATTCTTCTAATTGTGAAATGATGTCGTATATGTTTTTAAAAATGTATCCTGTTTCATCGTCTGCTTCAAAGGAACCAATTCGGTCAATTTCTTTCATTTGTTTCATTGATGAATCGACTCGTTCTGCGGTTAGTGCGATGACCACCTCTTGTTCCTCAATAACATCTTCAAGAGCTTCGTTCTTACGAAGTAAATTATATGTTGTGTATCCTAATACTAAGGTTGAAACTGATAATATGATTATAAATAATAACTCCATGATTAATCCTCCACGATATCTTTAAATGCGTCAAACACACCACCCGTATTAAACTTTGATTCGGTTGTTGCAAAAGTTTCCGTTAATTTCCCTTTGGTCGATGGTCGACCATTTGGGTTTCGAGTTGACTTAACAGGATTTAGTTGAGTAGACCATCTTTCAAACTCATATCGAGATGCGTTGATATCAGCTTGGTGCATAATATGTGGTAATGGTGTCTTTAGAGTTTGGTCCTTATCATATTTAATATAATACTCTTTATTATTTTCATCATAAAGACCATCGGTTAATTTAATACCAATCCACTCTTCCTCAGTACATTTTATTCCAAAGTAGTTTAAGTTATAAAAAGTTCTATCATTCAAATTCATCCAATGAATTTTTGGATTGTACTTATAAATCTTACCTTGATTTTTAACATGCCACTCCGAGTCATTTTTAATATATAAATCTTGAGTTGGTGTTCCTAATTTACCAAGGTCATGATGAAGGGCTGTAAATATTACGGACTCTTTTGTTAAGTCACCCATGTTTAAACCCCACTCTTGATTAAGTTCAAACAACTTAACTGCGTTTCGAGTTACACGGAGAACATGGTCGATGTATCCAC